TGATCCTGGCTGCGCGCCTCGTTGTCCTCGACCATCCCGTCTAGCCAGCTCATTTGACGATCACCATGATGGGTTGTTGGGTATCCGGATCGATCTGTACCCGGCCGGCGTTCAACAGGTAATAGGACCCTTCCTTGCCCGGCACCGGCATCATCGGCATGTCTTCCAACTGACTGACCGGGATCTTACTGGACTTGGCCATGCCCTCGATTTGCATGTCGACCGACTTATTGAAGTCATCATCAGTCATGCCGTAAGGCTTGATCACCTTGGCGCCGGCTCGCTCAGCAACACCGCCGGTTGCCATATCGAACGCAGACGTGGAGGTCTTTTTGTCGAGGTCTTCGCCTTCGTCATACTTCAAGCCCTTCGCTGCAGCGGTGCCGGCGTACAGGGACTTAAACGCCAGATAGGCCTGTTCACGCTGCGGGGTGCCTGGCAACAGGGATTCGCCTGCATGCTCGTCGAAGGCATCTCGAAAGAACTTGTCCTTTGGCAACGGCACCGATTTGTCGGTCAGCACCTTGGCCCCGGCCAGCAGCGTGCGAGGTACGTCAGTGCCGTCGGCCCCCTTGAGCCCACGGAACTGCGCCATGCCGGCCAGCGTGGCAATAGGGTCATCGGCTACCAGTGGCTTGATGGCGGCAGCAAAGTCGGCGCCGGACGGCGATGACCCAGCGATTGCGCCGAACAGTTGCAGCTTGGTGCTGTCGTCAGCCTGCTTGATCAGTGCGCTCAGCATCGTCGCCTCTTCTGGCTTCCACGGGTTGCGGTTGACCTCGGGGCCATAAGCCTTGCGCACGGAGTTCACCACGTCGAACCGGTCGGAGATCTGCTCGCCCAACTTCTGCTGGCCTTCTTGCGTAGTGATGCCGGAAACATCCAGCGCCGCCACGTCGGAGCCGGTTCGCATCGCGTTGAAGCTCAGCGGGTTTTCACGCATCAGCTTGATGTTGTTGTCCACGGCAGTCTGCAGGCGGTTCAGGTTGGCTTGCTGGGTGACGCTCCCACCATTCGCCTGCATCTGCTGGCGCTGCTGATCAATGAACTGCTGGGCGACCGCTGGGGGCTGCCTCAGGAGGCCTTGCACCTGATTCATTTCCTGTATGCGCTGGCCGTACTCGCCAGCAACAGAGGTGCCGGAGGTCAACGATTTCCACCGCTGCTGGTCTGCTGGCGTTGGCGGAACTCCGCTGGCAGCCTGCTGATCCATCTGGCTCAAAGCGCGCTCGGCCTTCATTTCCCGCATTTCAGCCTGACGCTGCTGGTGTTCCTTCACCTGGAAGATGCGACCGCTCACGGTGTTGAGCAGTTGATTGCGTTTCTCAGGGTCCAGCTTCTTGGCGTAGAAGCCATCCTCGGCGGTCAGATCGTGTTCAACCTGCTGCAGGCTGCCCAGGTTTTCACGCGACCCGATCACGCGCTGAGTGGCGTGCGTGGTCCAGTTACCGTCCTTGAATTCCTGTTTCTTACTTTTCCAGGCCTCGCCGAATGCCAAGTGCCCGGCGGTGTCGATGTCCTCGGCATCCATGCGAGCATTGATCTGATCGACGTTCGCACCGGGCATGGCGGCATCTTTGCCAAGCATATCCATGCGCGAGGTCAGATCGCTTTGCGCCGAGAGGATGCGGCCTTTGGCAACAGAGGCATTTACCGAATCGAGGCCGCCGATCTGCATACGCTTGAGGGAGTTACCAACCTCCCCCTGCTGGGCCTGATCGAGGCCAGGCAATTGCAGCGGGTCGAGCTTGGACACCGCCGTGTTATAGGCTTCCGGCGCCTTGTCATAGGACAGCTTGCCCACACGGATCTTTTCGTCAAGGTCCGTGGCAATGGTCTTGATCTGCGATTCACGATCGATCAGCGCGTTGCTGGCCTTCACACGGGCCAGCGCCTGATCCTCTTTGTTGATGCCGTCCAACACGCCAAGCGCAGCGTTCTGCACGGTTCCGGCCACCTGCTGCGCTGCCTGGGCCTGGCCGCGTGGGTCCGTGGTGATGACGCGATTCTGCGCAACCTCTGGCGCGACCTGGACTTGTGCGAAGTTACCCAACGGGATCTGTGCCATCAGTTGGACCCTCCTGCTGTTGGGACGGTGCCATTCTTACCAGCAGCGGACGCCTTCCAGGCCATGCCCGCCTGGGCGCCAGCGGATAGGACAGTTCCGATGGATTGCGAGTTGGCATTACTGCGCGCCTGGTTGCCGGCCAGCGTGTAGTTGCTGGCGTCAGCATATCCACGGGCCTTCTGGTTTTGCCCGTTGAAGATGGTCAGCGCCGCGTCTTCTTCAGCATTGCCGATGATCTGCTCGTTGATATTGATCGCGGTCCCGGCGCCCGTCTCAACGCCGGAAGCTGCCAGGGATGCGTTGGCCTCACTGGCTTGATTGCGGGCCAGGCGGCGGACACGGTCGGCCTGTACCACGGCAGAGCTGGCGGCGTTGTCGGCGTCATTCTGGGCCTGCTCCGACTGAGCATCAGAATTGAGCTGGGACTGCTTTCCCGATTGCTGGGTGCTGTACACCGAATACACGGTCGCCGCTGCCATTGCCGCATAAGCGGCCATCCCCAATGCTCCTACTGCCATGTCAGATCTCCATCATCAAAAGCGGGCCGATGTTGCGCAGACCCTGAGACTCGTAAAGCCGGGTGGTTCCTTCGACGCTCACTCCGGTACCAATGCCCATGTAGATTTGTTTCGCCCCTTTGAGCTTTGCCCATTCCTTGAATGCTTGGATCAGGCGCAGGGCGATCACGCCATTGCGCTTGGAGGGCTCGACGAACAGCGAATAGTCGTAGGCGATCAGGTCATTGCTGAACCACTGATCCGTCACAGCGCCCGCCATGCCGCCAACCACCTCACCGCGAACCTCAGCAACGAACACAACGCCATGCCCATTGATCAGCTCATGCAGGAAGACGGCCGACTTGTCCGGGCAAAAGCTCATGGTTGAATAGCTGGTGGTGGCGTGTAGCAGCGTTCCCAGCTCGATCAGCCGGGGAACGTCGGAGTGCTTGGCGGGCCTGATCATGGGGATACCTCAGTCATTGATCGTTATTTTCTTGATGACGTTGAGCAGGTGGAACGGCAGCGGCTGGTCCTGCATGATTTCGAGCGAGGCCTCGCCGCGATCCCATCCCAGATTCTCTATGCGCTTGACGCCTATGAATGACTCAGGGGGCTGGTCGAGGACGCCCTCGCCGAGATTGCGGAAGCTGATTGTCTGAGCCATGCCCTTGCCCTTCACCTTGCAGCCAATGGTGTCAAGGAATCGAAGCGTCACTTCACCGATGCGCATGCTGTTGCCCTGGGAGCTACCAGTGTTGCCAGAGGCCTCAGGGGTCAGCGTCTTGATCCTGGTCTTGAAGTTCAGACCAATCGATGTGGCGAACGCCGTGCGCGGGATGGTTACCTGCCCACCGGTAACGAGCTGCTGCTGCATCACAACGCCGTCCGCAACGATGTCGACCATCTTCCCCTCAAGGTGCGCCAGGCCGCCCCAGACCGTAGCACCGTCAACACTGGTGGCGTTTACCCCGGAGTCGACGCGCACGCCACTGGTGAAGCGCTCGATGTAGCGAACGTTGACGCCACCGATTTTGCGGCGAACCACGGTCCACACCTGATCGCCTGTGCCGGTAGGGATGGCGGCGACCGACTCATAGCCCCCGTCCGTGGTCTGCCGTGCCCAGCCGATTACGTCTTGGTCGCGGTCCACGGTCATGGTGGCTATGACGCCATCAGCGCGAACCATGAACAGGATCGACTCAGGCTCTTGCTGATAGGCCATGTCGATGACGCCGGACTTGGTCGCATGCTCAGACAGCACGGACATATCAGGCGAGCCGAATGTGTCGGAGTCGTACTTGTAGGCCATGGCGCGCAGCTTGCGGCCGGCGCGCTGGACGAAATACAGCTCGTTGCCGATACGCACCGGGCGCACGCGGTTGCAGCCGTACACCGATGGGTTCTTGGCACGGACGTTGGTCGGGGTGATTGCCTTTTCGACACCGCCACTCACGGTGAACTCGCCGCCATAGGTCAGCGGGATCAGGGCATTGATCTGCCCGATGTGTAGGATTGGGTTGATCTGGTCAGACGACAGGTTGTACGAGATTGCATCATCATCCTTGGTGCCCAGTTCGAAGTTCAGGTACTCCCCGGTACGCGACTCCCAGATGGTCTGCGGGAAGTTCGGCGATCCGCCCAGGGCCAGGCGCTGTTCGTACAGTGTGCCAGCGCCAGGGTAGCCGTCGATGTCGTTCCACACTGAGGCCTCAAGCGACCAGGCGTTGGCCGGCGATGCAACTGCAGATGTCGGGGCCGAACGAATGATCCCAGAAACCACTGTAGTGCTCGTGTAGGTAGCGATCTCTAAGAGCCCGCTGTTGATCTTGACGAACTTACCTACATCACTAGCGCGCCAGCCAGCAGCCCCCAGCGTCATGCTAACCGATGCCCCGACCGGGGTTGCTGCGCTCAGGGTGTTGGTGGTCTGCGGCGATCCCTTCAAGGACCAAGTAGGCCGGGTGATTGCGCTGAATGCGTTGGTCACCTCAACGGTGGCCACGGTGGCGCTGGTCACGGCGGTGATCTTGGCAACGCCACCGCCCGACCAGATCTCACGCCCAACGTCGGCAGCCAGGAACGCAGATTCAGCAGCGGTAACGGTACGCCCGGCGCCCACCGCCGGGTTGTCGATGGTGAACGTGGTCAAGAAGTCGATGCCCTTCTCGTCGAAAGGCTTGGTCACGAACGGGGCCGGTGCCAGGCTCCATTCGGTATTGGTGATACGGCGCAGGCGGTAGACGGGCACCGTGTTGCAGAAGATGAACATGGTGTCGGCACCCTGGACGTAATCCAGGCGATCGAGGATCGTATGCGCGTAAGGGCTGACCAGTTCAATACCGCTGTAGGTGCCGTCGGCGAAGTGGATGCGCACGTACAGGTCGCCCATCTCAACCATGTACGCCTGGGCGGCGTTGAACACATACGGGACAAGCCGGCAGTTATTATCCGGGTACTTGGCGGGCGAGCACAGCAGCGTGCCGTCACGGCGAACAGCTCCACCGTGGATCACAGGCCAAGCGTTCTCGATGATCTCGGCGCCGTTCTGGTATCGAGCGATGTCGACACGGCCCAGCATGCGCGGGGAAACCTCACCGGCCGTGAAGTTGGTTTGATTCAGCGTCAGGCGGGGCATTACCAGTAACTCCCGAAGCGAGCGGCGTACAGGCGTTCATCGCCCAGGGTCTGCGGCGGATCTTCCTGGCCATCCACGGCGCGGGCTCTGCGAAGGGATGTTTCGAGCTTCTGCTCCATGGTCTGCTGCATGGCGGCCGATTGAGTGATCGGGTACGCCATTGCGGCGGCCATGGCCAACGTCACCAGCTTCACCAGGTGCGCGTCCCACGTGTTCTCTACCTCGTTGCGGAATACATAGCGCAGCTCCAGCACGGTGGTATTGGCCTGGATACTGCGACCCTCAACCAGATATTCGATCTGCTGACCGATACTGCCTACCTCCAGCACACGCGAGAAGTCTGCCGGCAGCTCAAAGGCATAGTCGTAACCGAACGCCGGCGCAACAGCGTCAGGGGCCAGTACCGCTCGCTTGATGCAGCAGTTCCACGGGTGGGCGCGCAGCATGTCGTCACGAACAGTTGGGTAAAGGTTGGAGCACAGCTTCGCCCGGTCGAGGTTCGCCTCGTCGGCAAAGTCGTTGATAGTCTGCGAGCCCAGCATCAGCAGCGCGTTGGAGCAGATCGAAACACCGGTTGCCATCGTCATCCCCAACCTCCGGATAAAAAGACCGGGGCACTCGGCCCCGGTAAATGTTTGCCATCCATGGCGGCCCGTGAAATCAGTTCTGACCGGCGTAGACAGCGACCAGGGTAAGGACTTGACCCGCCAGCAGCGTTGCACCAGCAACAACGGAACGCAGCTCGCTGGTGTCGGTGGCATCGCCAGGCTTGACCACAGTCACCTCTGCCAGCGCGCCACTAGCGAACTGTGCTTCAGCGAGCAGCTTTGCGGCGGATGCGGCAGACGATGCGGCCATGTATCGAGCCGGAGTAACTGGATCGCCCAGGTTAATGGTCGAGGAAGCAGTGCCAGCAGAGCAGTAGATGGCGGTGCCAGGCATCAGGCGCGCACCGAAGGGCAGATAGCCCCACGAGATCACGTCCGCGATGGCCTGACCGCCCGCTGGCACGGTATAGGTGCTGATGAATGCCTGGAGATCGCCACCTTGAAGGTTCGGCTTGACCAGAGTTTGCGGATACGCCACTCGGGCTGCCGCGAGACTTGCGAGAACGGTTGCCATGTTTAAAGCTCCTGAATCAATGAGTTGTGTTGTGAAGCGCCTGCCTTAGGACTCAAGGCAAGCAATCTCCACGACTTTCTCTTCTTCGACCCGGACGGCGCCGATCGACATTTTTGCGTAAATGCGGACGTTGAAACCCTTGCTGGCGTCTTCGCCAACCTTGGTCATGATGTCCGCGCCCTTGCCCAGGGTTACGCCGGACTTGGCGTAGGCGTACAGGAAGCGCGAGGTGCCGATCTTTGGGCAGCGCTCGGTGGGGATCCAGTTGAAGCCCATCCACTTGCCGCGCACGCTGCCTTCGCGCAGGAACTGGCCCGACAGGTAGTCGGAACTGGTCAGCGTGGTGTCAGCCAGGATCTGTGCGGCCGCAGCAGCGTTGTAGAGCATGTACAGCTCTTCGCCCGCTTCCTCGTCCGCCTCGTTGGTACGGAACAGGGTCTTGGCCTGGATGATCTTGGCCTTGGTCAAGTTCGTGCCACCCACCGCAATTTTCTGCGCTGCAGGCAGGATGATGTTGCTGGTGGTGGAGCGGGAGGTGCTGCCCAGGGAAGCGATGATCACGTCATCCTTGGCGCGGTTCAGCGATGCAATCATTGCTTTGACGTAGTCCGACGTCGGGTCAACCAACATGCGGATCTTGTCCTGGTCGTCGACCATGTCGCCGTCTTCCCAGTCGTACAGGTCGACATAGCGGGTCGAGTGCGGTTGATCGTTGATCGGGGTATCGCCGTGGCGCTGGGTGCGACGGGTCGCGGTGCGCTGGCCCAGACGGTTGATCGACTTGGACATGCCAATGATGTTCGGCTCTTGAGCAACGGTGGTCTCAAGACGCGACGTGGACTGTTGGGCAACGTGGCGGAAGTTGTCAGCGAACTGCTGAACAAACGCCTCGGTGATTTGCTGGGACATAAGATGCACTCCAATGCAGATAAGGGATTGCCTGCCGGTTGTCCGCATCGCGGGCCGGTATTACCTGGCGTGCATCGGCTTTGCTGCGCCTCGGGGCTTTCCGGGTATCTGCGTGCCATCGCAGGCCGGCCCATTGCTGGGATGCCTGCGATGTTTGTGCATGGGGGGTGTCGGTTTCCCGACTATTTGAAGCGGGGAGTTAGAAGCGGGTCGTCGGCTTGTTGTACTTCTGGTCGTACATGCCATCGAGTTGGGCCTTGATACCGGCGCGCTTCGGATCATGTGCGGGCAATGCCTCAAGCTGGGCACGCAACTCGGCAGCCTTGACGTTGAAGTCCGCCTCGCTGACCTGCACGCCACCGTTGATGGCGCTGTCTTCCTTGAGCTCCTTGCCGATGTTGGCGGTGAACGCGATGAAGTCCGGGTCATTCCCATACTTGGCCTGGAGCGCGGCGAAGTTGCCCGGCTTTCCCGGCTCGCTGGCGAAGGCCTCAGCAGCACGGTATGAGGCGCGAACGTTCTGGGTAATGGCCTGTTCATCACCCCACACAGCCTTGAGCGCGGCGGTGCAGTCCTGGGTGCTGAGTTGCACACCACCCTCGACCAGGCCGGGTGCCGCCTTCATGTACTCGCCGATCACGTACTGCACCTGATCATTGGTCAGGCCCTTGGCGTGCGCGCCCTTGAGGAACGACTGTGTACCCTCGTCGGCCTTGAATTCATCCCAGTCGAAACCCTCGACGCCCTCCAGCTTGACCGCGTATTCATCGGCGGTCTTGGGTGGCACGTCGCCGGAACCCAGGCGGGTTTCGAGGTGTTTGTACGACTCGGCCAGCTTGCGGCTGGACTGATCCAAGTCGAGCGAGCCGTCTTCCTTGTTGACACGGTACTTCTCGGGGATGAAGTCGGTGGTGTTGGCGCCGCTGTCAAGCACAGTGCTAGTGGCTGCCGTGTTGGACGTAGTGGCCGCAGCTGTGGTTGCGCCAGGCTCGCCATCGGTGGTTTCAGCCATGAAAACGTGGCCCAGTCGGCCATGGATAAACATGTTCATTTGTCACCGCCTTGGACTGCAGCAAGGTCCTTGAGGCGCTGCGCAATTGACTTGCTCGCCTCTTTCAGTGCGTCGCTCGCTTCGATAGTGGTGGCGTCCCTGGTCGCCTCGTTGATTGGGCGTAGCAGGTCAGCCAAGCCCTTTGCATATTCGATATCGATATAGTCCACGGTTATTCCTCTTGGTCGTTTGGATCGGCTTGGACGCCGTTGGCGCGGTTGATACGGTTAACAACGTGGTCCAGGACTTCACGGGCCCCGGCTTGCTTGTAGGTGGTGAGGATGGCGTCGATGCCGCCGACGGTGCAGGCGTTCTTGGCGAAGCGCTGCAGTAGCAGCTCAAAGCACATGGCGCCCTCGTGGTGGTCCTCGAACACACGCTTGAACATCGCGTCGACCTGCTCGGGGGTCATGCTCATGCTGCGGCTCCATGTTGTTTCAGTGCAGCGTCACTGGCCTGCTGCGCCATCATTTGCTGCTGCGCCTGCTGTTGCTGTTCCTGCTGAGCCTGTGCGCGGTCCTGGCGGATCTTGTCCCGATCGGCAGAGCTGCGGATGATCGAGCCAGGCACGCCCAAGGCCTCACCCTTGAAGCGCTGCGCTTCGTCCATGTCGATGTTGTCCATCACTGTGGGGTCAGCCTGAGCAACGATCAGCGCGCCCTGGATGAACGTATCGATAGCCGTCACCTCCTCCAGCTTCTGGGATCGGGCCAGCGGCGACAGGTAGCGCACGGTGAAGTTGCGACCGGCCAGTGATTCAGGCGCGACACCCAGCACGCCAGCGCGGTAAGCGATGCCGAAGCAACGCTCGATCATCGGTTGCAGGTACTCGGTTTGCAGCCGGCCATACACCGGGCCAAGCAACTGGCGGATCAGGTTCACCCGCACATGCACCTCTGTGGCAGTCATCGCCGGGCCGTCCTGGGCCTGGAGCTGGTCGGCCATCAGGATCTTGCGGATAGAGCCCTGCAGGCGCTGGATCTTGGTCTCGGCGTACTGGAAGTTGGAGCCGCTTTGCAACGGCTTCATGCTGTCCACGCTGTTGGCCACGATGATCTTGCGCGGCCCGACCTTGACGGTGCGCGGGTTCAGCACGCCGTCATCCTCAGCAATCCACATGCCAGCGATGGCCAGGTCACCGGCCGCCAGGTCCATGCGGCACAGTTCGTTCAGGGTGCGCGCGTCAGGCAAGGCGTCGAACACCGGGCCCACCGCGTACACGCTGTCTGGAATCATCATCCAGCGCGGCACGACGACGGGCATTTCGTGGTAGCCCGACTCGCTGACCAGCTTCTTGGCCGCCACCTCGACCTTGCATGACGCCACCGGCATGTTCTTCGCCAGCTTGGCGTTGACCATATGAGTGGTGCGCGGGTAGATCGCGTGAACGAACTTGACCGGCTCCTGCGGCTTGTCCTTGGCCAGCTTGCGCGTGCCGTCGCTCAGGTTCTCTTCTCCGAACTCGTTTACTGCCTGCTCGGCGGTGAGCGTGTATTCCCGGTACACGGTGTCGATCTTGCCGCCAGCCTTGGACGCTGAGGCGTACACGCTCGCAATAGGCCACAGATCGAACGTGAAGCCGCCCTTCTCCATGTCCTGATCGATGTACAGGGCAAACCATCCAGCGCACACGACGTCAATCAACCCCTCAAAGGCGGCCGCGTCGAAGTTGGATGCGTGGATGTTCTGCCAAAGGATGTCGGCCGAGTCATCCAGCCAGCGGCGCTCGTCCTCGCTTTCCTGGCCAACGTCCATGCCGAACCACAGCGAGTTGGCCGGGGTCAGGCCCGACATGATCCCGGACGACAGAATCCGTGCCGCGTCCGTGGTGGTGCCATCGATCATCCTGGCTTTGCGCATCTGCGCCTCCAGGGCTGTGATCTGCTCCGTACAGAACCCACTCCCACGGATCGGATAGCTGTGGTCGAAGCAATCGCGCCAGACCGTCTCGTGCGGTGAGCGGAGTGACTTCAAGGTGCTCAGCGTTTTGGCGATCTGGTCTGCGTTCATGCGCCGAGTGTCCTTTTCCCTTGATCAAGTACTGACCCAGCAGCGCCACCGGTGGAGAGCAGGCTGCTCTCGGCCTTGCGCTTCTTGCGGGTGGCGGTCTCTTCGTTGGCCTTCTGGGCGGCTAGGTCGGCGGCCTTCTGTGCCGTGACGGCTGGATCTTCGGTCTGAACTACCGCTGGCTTGCTTGGCTTGCTCCCCATGGTGTTACTCCTTCACTGGTGGAACAGGGCAGAGCCAGCCTTCGCTGGTCAGCACGGGCTGCTTGATCGTGGTTGCGTCGATGGCGGAAGACTTGGCCTTGGTCGCAGCCTTTGCCTCGGGCTGTTGCTCGGCCTGCTTCACGAACGGCTCACCGCCGGCAATCAGGCGCTCAGCCTCGGCCTCAGCCTGTTCCTTTGCGCCTTCACCGGTAGCGATGTAGTCGCTGAACCAGTCGTCAGCAGCAGTCGACCAGATCTTCCAGCGGCCACCGCCGTTGTGTTTGGCAACGAACAGGGCTGGTGCTGGGGTTTCAGGGGCTGGCGCGGTATTGGCGTTCAAGTCGCCGGGTGTCTGCGGGGTGAACTCTGGTGCGGGCATTGGTCTGGCCTCGGTGGTTGTTGATCAACGAGGGCCAGAATCAATGGAGAGGGCTGTCGGGTTCCCGACTATTTCGCTGGTGTGCGCTTGCAGGTGAGTGCATACGCCTGAAGGCCAATCACTTGAGCGGTGACTTTGGCGTTGGCTGCAACGAGGTCGGCATAATCCTGTCGAGCATCTGCTGCAAGTTCGGGGGCGGCTGCATCAGGGCTGCCGGCGGGCTGGGGATTGGCTGGCACACAGGCGGCGCGGACGTACACGCGCTTAACGCCAGCGCCGAGATCAGCAACAAGCTGCGGCTTGGATTGTTCAGCATTGTGGATTGCCTCTTGGTACTGGGCGTCGATGGAATCGCGGACGGTTAGGTCCTGCTCGTATGCTGCTGCCTGGCCCTGGAGCGTGCCCACTAGCTCGTTGGCTGTATCCAGGCTGGTGCTGACATGATCAAGACGCCACAACGCCAGCAGCAGGCCAATGGCGAGCGCGGCGCAGATGCCAAGGATGATCTTCATGCCAGCGCCATCCGCACGCCTTCATCGATCTCGCCCTTGATGTACGGGTTGTATCCGTTCTCGTGCCGGATGATCGCGGTCACCATGGGGGTAAGCATGGCCGGACTGCGTAGGTCGATGTTCGCGTAGGAGGTCACACTCATGGCCTGGGCCACCGCTTCGGCGTAAGCCCTGGTGTTGTTCTCGGTGGCAGGCGCCCAGCGGCCAATGATCTGGGCCACAGTCTTGAGCCCATGCTTGGCCTGGTAGGTCAGCAGCAGCTTGGCCAGGGCACGGATGCCGTTCTCGGGAGAGTCGAACCGGGCAAACCGTTTCTCAAGCACCGGGTTGGGCGGTAGCTGACCGCGCCACTTGTTCGCCGGCACGTAGTCGATGTTGCCGGGGTTGTTGTTGCGGATGCCACGGGATTGAGCGGACATGGTTGGGTCTCAGGCTATTGGCCGGCTGGAGGTTCTTGATTGCGGAGCTTCGATTGCTGAACAACCCTGGCAATGGCCACACCAACGCTGAGCACCATGTTGACGATGGCGAACACCAGTGGGTCGACTGCACCCTGGAACACCGACCATGCGGCTGCGGCTGCGTTGAGGACGGCACACGCGATAGCCAACTGAACGCTGGTCATGCGCCAGAACTTGCGCCACTCGGGTATGAGCTTCATGGGCGTAACTGATCGCGCAATGCTCGACGGCGATCAGCGCTCTCTCTAAGCCGCTCTGCACTCTCGGCATGCTCACGGCGATCCCTGCGCACCTGGAAGTAAAGATTGGTCAGCAGGCCCAGCACCGCAATGACAACGCCAGACACGCCAATCCAATTCACCTGGGAGAAGAAACCAACAAGGCCCACCGCGCCGCCCGTGAGCATCCCTTTGCTGGCGACTGACGCGCCAACGACCTCTACGATGCTCTCGGGTGCTGGGTTGGCCATACTGCTACTCCTATCTGGAGCCTTCATGGGTGGCCTCCAGGGTCAAAAAAAAGCCCAGCGCGTGGTGGCTGGGCTGCGATGACGGTAAGAGTCGTCTGGGTCAGGTGTCGGAATCCCGACTATTTCCGACCTCCACACCAGAACTCGTACAGTTCCGTAGTCATCTTACTGATGTAGACGCCGTCATCCTGGTCAGTGTTATAGCCTTTCTGGTGCGCTAGAGCCTCAAACGCGTCCCTGCTTCCGCGATACCCATCCACAAGAGTTGGCAGCGCATCAACATCGTTACCAATAACGTATACGGCACCCCTGAAACCCATGCCGCTGTGCATCGGCTCACGCCTGTAAATCACCTCTTCAACCGTAATGCACTCCGGCACACCTGGACCTTCGTAGCGCGTGGCACGGGTTTTTGGCAGCACGGCACAACGGATACTCGGCACACCCTCTAGGACTGACATGCGCACGCCATCCTTCGGGCCACCAATCAGCAAAACGTTTTCATATTTCATACGAGCCATCCCATGTTTAGGCCTTCGAATGATAAGCCCACCAGTCACCAATCGCGACCATGGGCAATGATTTACGGTCCCGGCCTGTAGCCTGAACCCAGAACTGAACAAGACGCTCGCCCTCGGTGTATCGAGGTTCAGCGCCCTGCTTCCAACCAATCAGTGTCGACCGAGGCACCTTGATCACCTCCGCCGCCGACTGGATCGAATACCCAGCACGCAGAATCCCGTTGATGACCTGGAACCAGTCAACGCGCACCTCGGCCTGGGCGAGCATGGTCAGGCGCTCACTGCACGCGACACAGCGTCAGCAATGGCGCTACGCGGGTAGCATGACAACTTCCCCCGGCAACGGCTGTCGCCGCACGCACAAAAGCGAATATCGAACCAACTGTCGCGGCCCTCGGGCGGAGTGAGTAACTCCCAGAAGCCTGTAATCACTGGCGCGGCTCCACGGCCATATGTTTCGGTAGTGGCCGACTCTTTGAACAACATCCGCCCATATGCGCGACCATATGTGACGAGCTCTGTCCACAGTTCCTCCCACTCGGCACGTATTTGAGCCATTTCCAGCTCATCCCGGATGCGCAACTGCTCCATCGTCGGGACTTTCATGCAGCACCTCCAAACGCGTGCGCGCGCGAGGCACAGTTGGTATCAGCACCCTTCCCCACCAATTCCTTCAACATGGCCCTGTACCTCGCTTTGATCTGCTTCAAGTCGTCGATGGTGTAGCGCTGTGGTTCGTGTGGGCCTTCCAGCCATGCAAGCTTTTCGGCCCCGATCTTCTGCAAAAGACGTGGGCGGTAACCGAGGATGTTCCCGGACTTGCCCATGTTGCAGTTGCGGTTGCACTGGCGATGCACGTTCAGTGGTTCGAAGCGCAGCTCTGGGCATGAGCCGACTGTGCGGTAGTGCCCGGCGCAGTACTGGACATCGGCCGTGGTTCCGCACGATATGCATGGTTGCCCGGCGTCCCTTGCTCTCACGTAGGCGTTGAAAGCCTTCTGTGCCTCGTCCATGTACTGGGGTTTGGTCTTAACGCGCTCCTTGGCCGCTCTCAGCTCCTTCCTGCCTACATCAGCGAGAGCCTTGCGGGCTTTGTTTTGATTCACGTCCTTGATGGCGAGACCACATGGGTAGCTGCATACGGCTTGACCCAGGCGCTGAGCGACGAACTTCTCGCCGCATGCTGGGTTCTTGCAGGTCTTCGGGCGGGGCTGTTTGGCTGGGAGGCTCATGCAGCCTTCCTTTCGCCGTAGATGGCGTACATCAGGTCATCAGGATGCGGGAGCAAGAGCTGCAGGTGTTCGGCGCAGTAGGCGTCCAGGCGCTCCAAGTACTCGGTCATCTCAGCGATGGTGAACTTACGAGTCTTGGCCCGCCCCACGCGGTATTGGGTGCCGTCTGGCAGACGAACAGGATGCACCTCGGCGGGCCACAGCTTCGAAACCAGGATCTCGTGCCACTCTTCTGAGCTGGCGAGCTGGCCGAAGGAATCGCGCAGGTGCGACTGGATCAGGCCGTTCCACATCCACAGCAGCTTGTTCTGTGCGTCACTGCGCTTGCTGCGGATCTCGACGATGGTCAGCTTGCGCGGCTTGGACAGGTCCAGGGCTGTCAGGTAGCCGATCAGCCGTGTGCGATCAGATTCGTTGCGGAGCATGAGGTCAGTCATGGCTTCGAACTCCACGTTTGCCACATAGCGATTGCCATAATCACCGTGAACGGCCATACCAAAACGAGGAGCGCGAGCCCGAAGTACTCCCACACCTCACGCTTTACTTTCAGGGCCAAATCAACCCCAAGCGCCCATCCAAGAACGAATACAGCGAAAAGCGCGTAGGCGATCATGTCCGTTGCTCCGTGGGTTTCTTGCCGAACTTTGCCATCAGCAACGCGCGGGCTGACTGCCCATCAGTCGGGATGCCTTGCTGGATGATTCGTTCTTGGGTTTTTTGGTCTGCCAGTTCGTTGGCCAATTCGAAGGCGGTCTTCTGGCTGTCGTGGCCGATGCCGGTCAGGATCTTGCCGTCGAGCGGCTGGCCTTCCTGGGCGCGGCGGATCACGATCGCGTAGTTGTGATCGAAGCGCTGGCGCAACCCCTTGTCTTCCTGCTTGGCGCTGCGCAAGTCGAAGATCCCGGTCTCGTTGGCAGCGATGCGCACACCGTCGTGGCTGTAGACGCCCATCAGGGCTTCCATCCAGGCTGCTGGAGCATTTGGCATGCCGAAGTCTTCAGGGCTTGGCACGCACATGGCGATGAATTCACCAACGCTTGGCGCAAATGGCTTCTTGAGCTTGCGGCACTTCTGGATACCGAACTCGATCTGCTCCAGGGTGCGGATGCCGACGTCGGCAAATTCCTTGATCCATTCGGCCTTGGCGGAGTCGAGCGCTTCGGTGGATGGCCAGGCCTGGCGCCATGCTGGGAAGATCCCACGCAGCCGGCGGAACAGGTCGTTTACCACCTCGGCGGTTTCGTGAGTGACGTGCACCGGCTCAGATTGAATCGCTGGCGGCAGGTTGCCGATGGTTGCGAGAAGCTGGCTGACCTGCTTCATGGGCGCACCATCAGGTTATTTGCCCAGTCGGTGCTGTCGAAGTCCGGCTCGTTGCGGTTTGGCAGGCGGTGGACGTTGCTGGTGGTCTTGTCCGGGAAGATCCCGGTCCAGCCGTTGGAAATTGAGTTGACCAGCACCTGGTCCGGGGTGGCGTGCCCTTCCAGCGCCTTGGCCTGCTGCTCGCAGCTCTTGGCGGTCAGTGGCTTGTGGATCTCACGGCGGTGTTGGCACCAATCGGCCCAGACTTGGGCGGACACGTTGGCTGGCTTGGCAGTGAGCGGATCGAACTTGCATGGCTTCGGCTTCACCGGTGCGGGAGCGGGAGCGACATGCTTTTGATCTTGTTCTGTATCTGTATCTGTATCTGGGGGCGTTACTGTAACGTTACATGACTGTTTCTTCTTTGCACGATGGGCTGCAACCCGCGCCCTGCTTGAGTCGGATACGAATTGGCGACGGTCCCAAGAGGTAGGCATGCAGTCCTCATCAATGAGGCCTTTGCTCAAGAAAAGCGCCTTTGTGGTGGCCCACTCTTCGTTACTGATACGCAGCTGAAACGCTATCTCCGTTTCATGTAACGTTACACCGTCGTTACTGCAACGAAGGCAGAGCAGCATGACGAAGCGGCGCTGATCAGCCTCGCTCATCATCTGGACTTTCGGGTCAGTGGCGAACTCGCCATACATCCGGAACCAATCCACGGCTATTCCTCCTGCAACTGATCAACGTTCTGGATCAGATCCATGTACCGCTTGGCCTGGTGCAGAAGGGTTTCAATATCCCGCTTGTCGAAGCACTGCATGGCCTTCGGCACGACCTTCAAGTCGAGTACGGCCAGGATCTGGCAGAACTGCTCAAACCGTTCCGGCTTCATGCGGCTGATCGTTGCTTCGTCAACACCGACTGCATGCGCCACAGGAGCATTGCCGACCGATGCAAGCTGCTGCATGAGAACGGCGTAGTTCTTGCGGGCCCTTACGGTCTGTTCTTGGCTTAATGGGCTCGTCGACATGATCAGGCCGCCGACTTGGAGGCCCGATCAGCCTGTTGGTGCAGGCTCTCGATTGCCTTGCCGAGCTGGTAGCTGACCATTGCGCCATTGGCTGCACGCGAGATAGTTGGCTGTGTGGTACCGCACTTTTCAGCAACCGCTGTCTGCGACAGACCGAGCTTGAATAGTCGATTCAACATCTCTTGAATTGTCATGTTGGGAATCCTATGAGGTTTTGCATAACAAATCATACGAATCTGCATGGCGCAATGCAATAGAATTCTCATAATGCATTTACGTATACTGGTGGACTGATGGATACCGCTGAGCGCTTGCGCGCAAAAATGATCGAACTGGGCTTGAATGAGAGCCAACTCGGCAGACGGTCCGGCGTTCCCCAGCCGACGATAAACCGGATACTTTCCGGTGAAAGTTCAAGCCCCAGAAGACCTACGGTCGAGAAGATCGCCAGGGCGTTACGGGTTTCGCCCGACTGGCTTATGTTCGGCACTGGAGAAGATAAGTTCGACGCCAACGTAGAGCTGGCTACAGGGCCAACGCGGTACTATGAGTACCCGGAGATAAGCTGGGTACAGGCAGGGGTGGCAGCAGAGGCAATGGATCTGTTCAATGTCGGAGATTTTGAGGCGACGCACCCGTCTGATGCATGGGCGGGGCCGAATGGCTTTTGGTTGAAAGTGAAAGGACCTTCAATGACTTCGGTCAACGGTATGAGTTTCAGCGAAGGAATGCTGATCCTAGTAGCACCTGGAGGTGACGTTGAAAATGGCCAGTACGTTGTGGCAAAACTGATCGATACAAATGAGGCAACATTCAAGCAATTCATTTGGGATTCGGGCAAAGCCTACCTAAAGCCACTCAACCCAGCGTTTTCAACGGTTGAGGTGAACGAGACATGGTTGGTGGTTGGGCGTGTGGTTGATGCCAAATGGCCTAGATCGGCGCTGTAGCGCTATAAATAAATGGAGTTAGCTGCATGCGTTGGCGCCACATAATTTTGGGCTTGGTGTTTTCCCCGATGCTCTGCATCGCGAATGAAGGTGATGGCCGGCTGGTAAGGAGTGGGAATGCATACTCCGGCGCCAAGTCGGTTTCCTGGTCACCCAGCAAGCCGGCGGCCGAATCTTTTGAGTTCCGCGTTAGTGCGTTCTACCCAAAAGGCCAGGAGAATCCGTACTCCTATAAGGTTGAGCTCTCAACCGAGGCCAACTACTGGCAGTACCTAAAATGCGAGGGATCGGACAGGATTACAGCGGTTTCCGAGGATGGGCAGAGCGTCGTAACCATTGAGCTGCAGTACTCAAACAGCTTTGAAGATGGGCGCAGCAGGGAAACATTCAGCGCCACGGCCCCATTGCGGAGCATCAAAGCCCTGGAGAAGTCGAGAGCGATTATGTTTTCCATATGCGGCACCAGCGGGAATATCACGCGCGATGCATCAGAAGGTGCGGCCCAGGTGCTTAAAGCCGCGCTTTAGCCGATATTTGTAAGCGAACAAACCCGCCGCTGGTGGGTTTTTTTACGTCCTTTGAAAATATTATGCAAATTCGTATTGACGGCTGTTATGAGGATTCGTATAGTTCATCCATCGCAGCGACAAACAGCCACTGCGAAGGCAGCGATGAACCGGCCTCAACGGTTCAGAGGGTTGGCAACTGACCCGGGTGTGCAGCGTAAAGCACCAGAAGCAGTTATCCGGCGGACAGGGTTCGCGGTCGGAGTTAAGGAAATACCCACAGATTTCCTCGATGCGCTTTGAAACAGGCGCATCCGGAAAATCAACCGTGGAGATACACCATGCCAAGACTTACCTGGGCCTCCTGGCTCTTTGTGATCGTGCTTGTAGGCGTGTTCCTAGCCTGCTGCTGGGGCATTGCACAGAGCGCTTGAACGAACAACCAGCGCCACGACAGCCTGTCGTTAACTGCCCGATCCTCTCTATGAGAGCGCATCGGGGTGTGATTTGGAGTTTGCCTCGGCGGATCAGGGGCGCCCTGCGTGCGGGGTGGTGTCGACTAGGTAGCGCTGCCGAAATCGACGTAATTCTTTTGGGTTCGAATCCCTACCAAATCACACCCCGATGCGGATGACCACTACACACCGCGCAAAGCGGCCTCCTGCATCACACCTCTGACGAACCACCCCGGCCTGACGCCAGTAGCGTGACCGGGTACAGATGGCTCCCTGCTGATTCAGGTAGCCATCTGGCTTCACAAATGCCTCTAGACCCCCTGGAGGTATTTGGAAGCCCTATCCCATCCGGAGTAACACCATGAACGCCAAGAAATGCAAAACCATCCGCCAGCTGCTGAAATCAGAAGGCGTTGATGTGAAAGAAACCGCCTACGTCGGTACTTCGGCCCGCGATAAGTTCGGCCGCGATCGGATCAGAAATCTCGATGTTGCGCCATGCCAGCTCAAGTCTTGCGGCCGCCTCGCATACAAGCAGGCCAAACGCGCTGCGCCCTAACCCTCTCCTTGCACGTCAGCCAGACGAAAATTGGCCCGATCCTTTCCTTGGGGAGACTCGTATAGGGAGAGGCTGTATCGGAGTGTGATCTGAGGCTAAGCCTCGAGCAGCGGATGTGCCAACCGGTCGCCTATAGGGCCACCCCTTCCGCCCAATGCCGGTTGAGCCCCGGACAGATCACACCCCGATGCAGAAGTTGACCGCCACCATATAAAGGCTCTATTCCGGGCCTTTTAAGCAAAATTACCCCGATTAAGGGGTATTTGACCGCCAACCTCCCCGCCTCTACCCGTCAGCACTCACCCCGCGCCCATCGGCAACCAGCGGGAGGCATGAGTGTTGACGAATACAGGTGAACCAACAATCGGAGTTGACCATGAAACAGCAAACGAACCGTATCCGTATGGCGGACCAAATCTTCGACGCAAGCCTGCTCAGCGGCAATTTTCTCGGCGGCTTCAATTCCCGAGTGCACGGTGTTGAGCGCAACGCCACGGCTGATGGCTCGGCGCGCTTTGAGCGTGGTCAGGGCTGTGACAAAGCCGACGACATGATCCGAGCGGGCCAGATCTACTTCATCCACCCCTTCCCGCATGGCCAGTGCAAGCAGACCGGCTTCGTCTACGGCGGCACCTGGGCCTGCAACACCTGCCGCACTGACGGATTCCAGAAGCCTTGGTGGGCCATCCGCGTGATGAAGGATGGCAGTGCGTGGTGCGTGGTAGGCGAAGGGTTTGAAGATCTGCAGTCGTCGGCCAACTATGCATTCGGCGATACACGCGAAGAAGCACTCAACGCCTACGCCGAACTCATGAATCAGGCGGTAGCTGCCTAACCCCAAACACTGGAGGTCGCCATGCATAACTGTACTGAAACTCAAGCGGTGTGCCGAGGATGCGGCCTCAAGTTGCGCGGCTCGCCTTCATGGAAAGCCGGACTTGCCTACCACCCAGAACCTGGCGGAATCGTCCATCGCTGCCACTACGGCGGCTGGGTCTGCTCCAGGCGTTGCGATGTTCGTGCCTGTGTTGAGCTGGAAGGAACCATGCCTGGTTGCGGTTCGGTGAACAGCTATCAGCGGTTGTCGCCTTACGCAAAAGAGAGCATTGAGCGCCACTGGCCGGAGGCAGCATGAGCGATTGGATCAAGGTAAGCGACAAACTTCCTGAGCTGGACACGCCTGTTTGGCTGCGCATGCCCGAGAACATCATGATCGTCGGCGAGCGCGGCTCCAGCACAGACGGATGGATGTGGGCGGCTTGCTACGGGTTCTATTTCAATGCCATCGGCGAGTGGGACGCAAACGAAAGCGATGCCAGTGATGAATACGAGCCAACCCACTGGCAACCACTCCCCGCCCCACCAACCGAATAACGCCACCCTGGAGGCGACCATGGAATACGAAATAGTTGTTGAGGGGTTTGTCCTCCAGGTGGAGGTGACCGTACTCGCAGATGATCCGCCGCGCCCGAACAGCTGGGATAGCGACTGGGACGCCCAGGGCGACCGGGAGCTGGAATTCAAGCTGTTGTCCGCCAAGTGCTACGACGATGACGGCGTTCCGATGGACGTACCGAGCTGGCAACTGCCGGTCCTGGCCCATCAGTACTACACGCCAATCAATATCGCGCTGTGGGTAGAGATAGACGCCCTCAAGCGCCGGGAACGGAGGTGCGCAGCATGAGCACTGTCGAGCATCAGGTTGCCCAGCACGATTTAGCTGTCGGCATGCTTGAAGGGTACATCGCCCGGGTGATTGATCCGGATTGCAGCCCCGTCGCGGTCAAGGCATCAGCCAGCACCGCCCTACTGATCTTCCGCACCCTTGGCGTTATCGACGCCGCCGAGGACATCCACTACACCGAGCGCCTGCACCGTATCTACGAGCGCCGGCAAGGACGGGAAGCATGACCATCATCGCCGGATCATTCAAAGGTATCGCCGAAGCCCTGAGAAATCAGGGTTTCTTGTTTCTGGTAGACGTGAAATGGATCGAGCAGCCTTGCAAGTGTGCGGGCCGCTGGACTTGCAAGGTGAGCGTATGAATGACGTATTCCGCAGGTTCGTTGATGGTGATTGGCCTGAAGAGATCATTCACCTGAAAGGGAAAACGCTGATCCGCAAAAAGGATGGCACTCAATACCGCATAGCCCGCCATTCCGGCGAGTCGTTCGGCGGCAAGCCATGCGCATACCTTGAGCCTGTCGGCTGTTCATGGGGGTCGCGCAGTCACTGGAAGACCTACATCAAGATCCTTTCAGAAATGCGGGTGGCTCCATGACCTCCTACCAAAGAGCCAAGCGCTACTGCTTCTGGCGCGGGTCTGCCATAGCACTCGCATTCTTTACTTTCGTGATGTTGCTCGGCGCGCTCGCTGATCGAATCACTCAATAGGTGACAACAATGAATAAGCACACACCCGGTCCGTGGGTAGTAATCAATTCAACAGGCGTTTTTTCTGCTCTTGGTTCTGATAGCGGCGATGGAACAAAAGCCGACCCAACCGATGGCTGGAACATCTGCGATTGCTCAGTTGGAGTAACCGCAGTCGACGGTGATTATGTGGAGCTTGGCTTTGCAGTTCAAAAGGCCAACGCCAAGCTGATCGCTATGTCTCCCCAGCTTCTTTTGGCCCTGATAGATGCCGCAACAATATTTCGCGGCCTGGTTGATGCCGTCCCGTCTCTGCGTGAACGCGTCGAGGCATACGACAACCTGATAAACAAAGCCACTCAATAACCCCCTTCACAGCGCCCCTCTCCGGTGGCGCGGAGAGATAGTCATGTCCAATACCCGGATTTGGGATCAGGTCGATGTAACCGATCCAAGTGCAACCAAGAACTTCACCGGCATGGGCGGCTTCAAAGGCACCGCCATCAAGCCTACCTACCTGATGCACAAGGCAACCGAAGTGTTCGGCCCTTGCGGCGAGGGCTGGGGCTGGGTTGTGCTGGAAGATCGCTTCGACGAGGGCGGCCCACTCCAGGCTCCCACCAAGGAATGGCCGGAAGCACCGCGCATCAACGCCAAGCTGCACACGCTGAAAATTGAACTTTGGTATTTGGGTAAGGATGGGCAGAAATGCACGATCCAGCACTACGGCCACACGCCGTTCGTGTACTTCCAGCAGGGAAAAATCATGACCGACTGGGAGGCGGCCAAGAAATCACTCACCGACGCCATTGGTAAGTGCCTGCAACCCCTCGGCTTCGCGGCTGACATCCACATGGGCCTGTTCGACGACACCGCATATGTCGACGCGGTGCGCGACGAGGTCGCCATTACCAAGGCTGAAGACCGGGTTGCCGAAGAAGATCGGCAGAAGCAAGAGCGGCTGGACTACATCAAATCCGTGGTCGAGAACATGCGCGGCGCCCAGTCGGCTCACGAGGTCAAGAAGATCCATGACCACGCGGTACGCATCCTGGGAGCGCGTAAGGACACCAGCGCGGTTCAGCGCATCAACAAAGAGCTGACCGACCTTTCACCTAAATTTGATCAGGAGTCAGCAGCATGACCGCGCTCTACACCATCACCGAGCAATTCAAGGAACTGGCCGCGCTGGCCGAGACCGCCGACGAAGACCTGGCCGTCGCTCTGCGCGACACCATGGAAGGCATCGAAGGCGAGTTTCAGGAGAAGGGCAAGGCCATCGCCATGATCACCCTGAACATCGACGGCGACCTTGAGGCGATCCAGTCACAGATCGACCGACTCACCGAGCGCAAGCGGATCATCACGAACCGCAAGGAAAGCCTCAAGGAATACCTGCGCACGAACATGGATGCGGCCGGTATCACCAAGATCACCCACCCGCTGTTCACCATCGCCTGCGGCAAGGGTAAGCCCATCGTGGTCATCGACGATGAAAAGGCCATCCCTGACGATTTCGTCAACGTCAAAGTAACCAGCGCACCGGACAAGGCTGCCATCGCCAAGGCTTTGAAGGATGGCCAGGAAGTCCCCGGCGCCCACTCTGAGATCGGCAAAAGCTCGATCAGCATCAAGTGAGGTCAGCATGATCAGCAACCACCTTGGCATGGTCGAGGCTCTTCGGCCAGCATCGAACGAACTGGCTCACAACATTGAGGCCTTCTTGAGTAAAGGAGGGACTATCCAGGTACTGGAAGTGGTTGTTAAGCCTCCGCCTGCCAGGCATCACCCAGAACCGAAGCCAAGAAAGGAAAAGGCCCGAGTGTGCATCGCGGAGCCAGTCAAGTTCCTGGACAAAATGGCGCTCCGGGACATCGAGCGCGATGAAAGGAAGGTCATGCGCGAGAAAGCCAAAGCGGATGAACTGGAGTACATCAGGGGGCTGGCCGAGACCATGACCTATACCCAGGCCATCCTGAGAACCGGCATGCACATACGGTCATTGCAGCGGCTTGCACAGCTTGGTGGATTCAAATTCCAGCCGGCAGATACGCGAGGCAAAAAGGATCTTCGGTTTGTCGATGAAGAGCGCGACGCCAGAAACGCCACGCTGATCCGTGAACTTTTGGCGCGAGGCTTCAGCAGGAACCAGGCGCGCGAAAGCATCCAGACCAACCGGAAAAACTTCGAACGATTACTGGACAAGTTCGATATCGACTATCCAGAGGCAACCAAAGGCCCAGCGCCTGCATTCTTCGCGAAATCAGCCAAGCAGGCCTGATCATGGCAGCCCAACCGAAAGAACGATCGGCAAAGACTGCGGCGAGGAGAAAGACTCGCGGCGAGGAAGAATTGCGACTCCACACCATGGCCGGCACCCGCCAGGCCTTGGCTGACCTGATGGCCTGGCACGGCATCGAGGAACAGGGCGAGGCCATGACGCTGATGATTCACCACCTGCACGGCCTTGGCCCGGCGGGATCGGCTCAGTTTCTCGCACCGCCGCGACACGAATACGTGATCCCTGAAAACGTGTCGGCAAAACTTCAACTCGCCTACGCCCGAGAATCGCTGCGCATCTGCCACGACGAATAACCCACCCTACTCGCTGCATCCGGTAACGCGGAGGGCGGCGCCTGACTGGAAATCAACTATGAGCCTTATCCGAATACGGCGGATCGACCTGTCTCGCACCAGAATCCGCAAGCGGCGCCTGAGCGCAATCAAGACCAGCTACAGGCTTGAGGGCGGGCCAATCACGCGAGCATGGCTGTGCACTCCGGGAACTCTGGTGTTCCGCCTGGGCGACTGGTGCGGCTTCTACAACGAAAAAAACGAATGGGTGGCCATATGACCCCGCATGAATTCATCGAGAAGAACGTGCACGACGAACTCCGAAAGCTGAAGTATTCCGAGTCAATCGCCTTCAGCGTGGCCCGAGACTCAGTCGACTACTACAAGCAGCGCAGCATCTTCAGCAAGAGCGTCGTTCTTGATGTGCTGGCCTGGTCGAAGAAGCGCGCCAAAGAACTATCGCGCTAGCCAGCGCCTGGAGACCCCCATGATCCGCCAATACCGATTCAGCGAGCTAATGGCTCGACTGACCAATGAAGAGTGGACGGTCATTCAAGATGACCGAGGCAATTTTGTGTTTATGCCGGTTGCCTACAGAGGGCGTCGGTTGTGATTTCTGATTATTTGGAGGTGGGTCATGAGTGAAGTGAAGCGGTATGTGCATAAGCCTGAAAAGATGCAGAAGGTAAGCAGGTTCTATGGCCCAAACAGTGAACGCCAATACACCCTGGCCAAAGACTTCGACCGGGTAACCGCCGAGCGTGACGCCCTACAGGTGCTACTGACCGCAGCGGATGAGCGGGCGGATGTGCTGGAGGGGTTGTTGCGCCGAGCAGGCGTTTTGATCCATGACTTTCAGGGTCCGATTTCTTTGCGCCTTGATATCGACGCCGCACTAAATCCGGCAGAGGTAATCAGCCATGGTTAGTTGGATCATTGAACAGCTCGCAGGCTTCTGGTGGACGTGCATCACAATCCTTTTCGTATGCACATGGCTGGACATCCCAATCCACGTGAACCTAACGCCATGACCCAACTCCCCGCCTACTGCTGGTGCCTGCTGGCACTGGCACAACTGATTTGCTGAGGTGATTTATGAGTCATTGGATAAAGTGCTCTGACCAACTGCCGGAGGTCGGCGTCGAGTGTCTTTTGCGCATACCGGTTTGCGGGCATTGGAATGTTGAGGGCGGGAAATATATGGGCGATGGTCGCTGGCGTGGCGCGTGGTGCGCCACTCACGGGGAAGGAAAATCCTACAAAGTTTTCCAGTGGGCTGAAATTCCGCAGGAGCCCAAGCCATGACCACCAACCAACCGATTGACGGCGTGCGGCCTCTGCCGTGCCCATTCTGTGGTGATATGCCAGTTAAGAGGCGCGCTTCAGGTGATGAGAGAGACGGTTATGCAGACCGCGTTTCTTATGTTTGCCAGGGGTGCGGGTGTAGCCGTGGGGCCTGCGGGGATAGCGGCAAAGGTGGTTATGCCGATAACTCCAAGGTAGAGGAGAAAGCACTATTGAGCTGGAATGCCCGAACAAAGTTGGCCGAGCAGCCCGCGCCGGTAGCGGTGGCGCTGCCTGAGCGCCGTGAGCCTACCCAGGACAATCCGTACTTGAGCGATGCTGATCACGAGTGGAATGCCTACCGCGACGAGCTGAAACGCCTCAACCCCTCTCTGTAACCCCTCCCCCTTCAAAGTCAGCCGCTATAGCGGCAAGGAACCCCTATGCTCGATGCAAACATCCACCACTCACTGAACACGCTCACTGCAAGCCAACTGGCGAAGCTGCTGGTGATGCATCACGGAATCCACGCTTTCGGATACAAGTACGACAGCCTGCGAGATGCACCGAATGGCCTCGTTACGCTTGAAGATTTGGCGTCTATGTCCGGTGAGGAGCTGGACCGACTTTACAATGAGAGCTCGCACGATGATGCGGTGAACGAAGTGCGTTACAGCGCAGTGGACGCCCCCGGAGTTCCGTCTTGGTGCCACTACAGTTGGAAGCGCAACTACGAGGTCGATGTGAAGGCCTTCATCCTGCCCGATGGCCGTGCTCTCGCCTTTTGTGAGATGAGCGGCGGCGGCAAACACGGCGAGCCAGACGCTTACCCCTGGGTTGAAGAGGCCAAATTAATCAAGGTCTCCGGCGTCGAAGAGCGCGTCATCAAGACTTACAAGTTCGAGGATATTCCAGAAGCCCCAGAGGTGACGCCATGATCGCCACCCTCTGGTTCGCTTACGTCTTCATCTACAAGGGGTCGAGGCCATGAAGCTGATCTACTGGATCAACCGCAGGCTTCCATTCTCATGGCTGCCAATCGCTCGCATCAATACCGGAAATGAAACCTGCACCTTGCGCAAAGACGGCTGGGTGATCATCTCGGACGGCAAGAGTACCGACGCCCTCCCCATCACATTCTGCGCCCCGGCAATCATCGAAGCATTCAACGCCGAATTCGCCTAACCCCAATCCCCCTACATGCCTGCCGGTGAGCGGCGGGCGGAGCTATGCACATGCCAAACCATATCACCAACAAAGTCGACGCCCCGAAAGAAGTCCTCGCCTCCCTTCTGAATGCCGAAGGCAAGATCGACTTCAACACCGTCATCCCCTTCCTCGGTAAGTTTGATTGGTCTGGGATCGACGGCCTAGCCGAGACTTGCGCAGAAGCCATCACCGGCACGCCACTGAATGATCACCCTCTTATCGCCTCGCTCCAGCGTGACAGCAGGAGCAAAACCAGCATTGCCGGGTGCAGCGATGAGCAATTCGAACAGTTCGTGCAGATGCTGCGAAACAAGCGGGCTACCGGACACTTCCACACCTTGGACTTCGCGCGGGATAAGTGGGGCACCAAGTGGAACGCCTATAGCCAACTGGTTGATTTAGATCAGGGCGTCTTCCAATTTGATACCGCTTGGTCATGCCCGGAGCCGGTGTTCAAGGCTCTCTCCGCCCTTCATCCCGAAGCTGAAATAACCGTTCGGTTCGCTGATGAAGACATCGGTAGCAACTGCGGAACCCTGGCTTTCAAAGCTGGCGAGATCATCCGATCGGACATCGCGCCCAGCTGGAATCAGATGACCACGGCAGAGCGGGACAAATGGAAAGCTTTCGCGCTCGATCTGACCGGACGTACCGCTGACGACGAAGACGACGAATAACCACCTTCTGCCGCCCAGCGCGGCAAGGAGCTTTGTCATGTCTCGCATTGAAGAAATCGAAGGCTGGCACCTGGCTGATGAGTTGATCAAGGCCGGACGCCAGATTGACCCGATCCTTGGCGGCGTTGAGCGCGTTATCGAGAACATTGAGCGCACGGCGGCGGAACGGCCGGAGAGCTACCGGGTGGGCATCCAAAAGCGCATCGAGGTTGAACGCCATGGCCACTGCTGAGCTGCACGGCAGGAACATCACCCCGTTTGAGCAGGGCTTCCTGGCCTTCATCAAGGGCATCGGCCCCAAAGACAACCCATTCGACGGGGAAAAATCACCCGTCTCTAACCATCGCTGGGCAGCCGGCTGGAACAAAGCACAGCGTGAAGCTGGGAGGAAGGCATGACCACGCACCGAATCCAAGACAATACCGGCCGCTGGCACCGGGTCAGCAAGTCGACATCAACCCGAGGGAGCTACGTCAGCTTCTACCGTGGCGAGCCAAGCCGGCTTTGGAGGCCGGGTCAATTCAAGGCTGTGGAGGTCTCGCGATGAGCACTGAGAAAATGCGACACGATTTCGAACAGTTCATCATCCGGCGCGATGGCTCAATCTGGGTGACCGTTATGGGCGATCAGCGCTCATACAACGAACCTATTGAGCGCGACTTCTATGTCTGGTGCGAATCTCGCTCAGCCATTGAGATACAGCTGCCTAAGATTCGCGATTTCTATGGCTCTAGCAGCGAATGCGAAGAGGGCTATGAGGTTTGGGAAGTACAGGAAGCCATCGAATCAATCGGCCTGAAGGTGAAGCCATGAATATTGAACAGCAAATTATCCACGTCCCGGAACTGGCAAAGCTGCTGGGCCGGTCGGAATCGTCGATTCGCAGCGCACATCAGGCGGGAGCATACTGGCTGCCGCCATTCTTCAAGCAGGGCAGCCGGATTTGCTGGCGGGTAAGCACGGTGCTGCGGTTCCTGAAGGAGTGCGAGGAAGGGATGCATGCGCCGAAGCGGCCGGGCCGGAAGCGTCAGACGCCGCCGACGCTCGCCCGTGTTGGTTAACCGAGCTTGTCGGCCAAGGTGTCGGGGCACAAGTGTGTGTAGCGGCGGAGCATCCCCATGGTTTTGTGCCCAGTCACAGAAGCTGCTTCCATGATCGACAGCCCCTTCTCAAACAGCCGCGACGTTCCTTCATGCCGCAGGTCATGGAAGTGCAGGTCTTTCACCTCGGCGGCCCTGCAGGCACGCAGGAAATATTGGCTGACTGAGTGTGGGGCCAGGGAGAACACCTGGCCATCAATGCGTGCTGGCAGCGAATCAAGCAGCGCGCGGGCGCGGATCGACAGCGGCACCAGCCGGCGACTGCCGTTCTTGGTGTCCTCCAGCAGCGCATGCTTGCCTTTGATATCGACTCGGCGCAGCGTCAGCAGTTCGCCCCGGCGCATTGCCGTCTCGACAGCTATCTCGATGATCACCGGCATTTCCGCATGGATTGCACCTGCAGCTTTGATCACTGCCTTCAGCTCGCCGGCACTCGGCCGGCGGTCACGCTCCCGGCTACCCTTCGGCATCCGCAGCTTTGCCACCGGGTTGCTCAGCCCCTCAATCCCCCAGTCCTTGATCGCCACGGTGTACAAGTGGCTGATCAGTGCCAGCGACAGCCGTATGGTGTTGGTCGATGATCCAGCAGCCAGGCGCGCATCGCGGTACTCGGCCAAGTCAGATGACCGCAGTTCGGCCAGCGACTTACCGCCATACCTCCCCTCGGACCACGTCTTGATCCGGGTCAGCTCCTGGCGAGCCCCCTTCTTCAGCGCAGATACTTCCCGTGCATAGCGCTCAAAGGCCTTCGCGACCGTCGTGGCTTCCGCCTCACGGGTGTCGACGAAGCGCTTGCGCGACATATCCCCCTCGATTTCAGAAGCCCACCGCTGCGCCTCCGCCTTCGTGTCGAACGAAGCGGAAAGTGCCGGGTATCCCTTTTTGCGGATCTTGGTCCGCCATGTCCCATTGGGACGCTGTTCGATAGTCGCCATGCTGCGGATTTTGCCGGTCAGCCCTGGGACATGCAAACAGTGTCGCTGTCCCAGAATTGTCCCAATCGCCCCGCCGAACAAAATCCGCAGGCATAAAAAAAACCCCGCAAGCTCAATGGCTGCGGGGCTTTCAAGAGTGGAGGCCGAGGTCGGAATCGAACCGGCGTAGGCGGATTTGCAATCCGTTAGAGGCCCCCTATTTCATTGGGCCTCTACGATCAAGTAACTGTATTCATTAGGCTTTTGTAAAACATGCTGTGTATTCATACAGCAGTATATGGGACATCCAGTGTCCCAGGATTGTCCCACCCTCCCCCGGCGTCCTGCCGACCGAACACAATCCACACTCAGCACGGCATGATAATCAAACAGATCCTTGCCCAGTGATAGCCCAGGCCGAGCCGCTGTAGGTAGCCTCTGCCCAGGTGCCCGCCAATATATTTGTAAGGCCCCCAACGGATACGCCACCCCCAGTGGCTGAGGCTAATCGTACAACGCGCACGACATCCCCCGCACGAGGGCTGGACACGAAGTTAACTGCGCGCACAGCGGTCAGGACGGCAGCGTATATAGCGGTAAACTTAGGGCTACGCACTGAAGTGATGGTGGTGTCTCCCGGATATGAGGTAGGAGCTATGATAGCGCCGTCAACTTTTACTGTGTTACCGCCCTTAATAGACAAATCAGCATACCCAGCAGTTAAGTTTAGCAAAGAGACGTCTGACTTATCGACTGCGTTACCGCCAGAGTCAGTAACCACAACCTGATTAGTTGCCCCTGTAAAGCTAACAGAATGCACTAGGGTGAAATTCTCAGTTGTTCCGAAATCCCCGCCTCCCATGGTGGTGCCACCAATTTGAAGCACGGTGTCAACCGTCAAGACTCGGCCAGTAATTCTAGCCCCGCCGTCCTTCGCGGCCAAAATCATCGAAACTATTACCGATGAATTGAAAGCATGTTTTACCAGACTTGCTTTAGGCAGTGTATTTACCACCTCAATATCAAGGTTTGTCCCGACACTGCGAAGGTTAACGAAGGACTGTTGACAGTTCTCGATGCGCACGCTACCAGTGATTCCGGTATAAGCCTTCGGAGTATGCGCAACCGTTGCTGCGGCGCCACCGATAGCGACCCCACGGTAGCAATTTCGGATCGACAAATCGAGGCGTATCCCGGTAAGTGGTAGCGCGACCTGATCATCCAGAGCAAAATCACAGCCAAAACCCTGCGTGGCGCCGTCGACACTCCCGATCAACCGAACATTTTTGTACGGGTTCGTATTGCCCGTCCCAGGCTGTACGCTGAATCCTTGACCACCATCAATTGATCCATCTGCCTTGTAGATACCGGGCATATCATGGATATCCAATTCAAAAACGCAGTCTACTGCGCCGAATACAAGCGATAGTGCATTGCTGCCCGATCCGGACGACCCTGAAAGAGTGGCAGTAACTTTGGGGAATCCTATAACACCGAAATTTTTAATACCACAGCACTGCATAACATCAGCGCCAAGTGCAGAACTAGTCTTAAAAGTAACGCTTGGGCACGAGTAGATTCGAACGCCCTGGTAGTCCTTTAGTGCCTGCGCCGCAATACGTGCACCGGACCAGCTCCAGTTGTTTACGCCATAATCATAGATAGCCGGCCATTGCGTTTGATCAGGCCCAGGGCCATACCAAGCGCTTACTTTGTTCGCGTAGCAATAGGCCTCAATAGCCGCATCCTGAACAATGCATGAAACACCAGCCGCCAACGGCAGGCCATAAAATTCGGAGCACACTCGACCATCTTCATTAAGGTCACTGAACCAAGTGCCTCCAGTAGCAGCGAACTTCATGCCAGCATCGTCGGCAGATGCGCCAGTGACCCAAGTCAGGAATCGTCTGCCTTTCTTGTCGCTAGCCAGGTAGTTTTTGAGAAATGCACGGTCACCATTAAAGCGTCCAGGCGTTGCGCGAAGCTCAGCTACGGTATTGATTTGGAGCGGCTGACGGCCAAGGAGCGCAGACCCAAGGTAGGGGTTAGCGATATTGGACAAGTCCTGAACAGTCCGAACGTCGTTGTATGGACCCACATAAATGACATTGGCTGCGTTATTAACTGGACCCTGACCTGTTAACAGGACTTCGGCTACAAGGTCTTTAACGTCCTTCCAATTGGTAGCGGCGTTGTCGACCTCATTCGCAGAGGCCAAATTTATGATCCCGTTGCCCTTGGCCCGGTAGAACCCGTTGCCGTCTACGTCAAAAAAACCGAGAGACAGGGAGCGGGTGCTGTAGCGCAGTAGCTGTTTGAGTGCCTGCCAGATCCGATCAAAGTCACGGTTGACCGTACTCGAAAGGAAGTCACCATTCTCCTGGTAGTCATTCAGGCGCTGGAACGGAACGTTGAGTTGTAGCAGCAGGGTGCCGGATGGCGCTGAAGAGAAGGTGATTGTGCTTTGCGGCAGGCCAACGCCGGTCAATGTGAATCCGGACGTGACCTCAAGGTCGTTCAGGTAAACCTTGAGGTCGCTGGAAGCAAGCAGAAGGAACGGAATTGTAAAAACGGTTGTGACGCCGTTAGCGGCATAGCGCTTCTCGGTTGGACCTTCTGGAACTGCCATGGTTTGCCCCCTGGTGGTGGGCGGGCTAGTAGTCCACTTGAACCTCATGAACGCCCGCATCTGGACGCCAATTGTCTCGACGGGTCTCTGTCGGTTTCCCGACTATTCGGCCAATTCGGACTGGGGTTTGGGCGATAGCGCCGGCACCGGAGTCGATGTAGTCGTCCTCCTGGTTGTTCACTGCCGGGTTGAAGTCGCGCATCTGGTCCCAGATTGTGTTGAGCACATCGACGTGCGCCCACAGGAAGCGGGCCGACAATGGGGATTCGAAGGCGTCGAGGATGCGTTTCTGCTTGTTGATAGTGGAGTGCTCTTCCCCTACCCCGCACCCGGTGCCCTTGAGCGCCTGCTTTAGGAGGGTTGGCGCGAAACCTCCGGGGCCGTTGGTCTCGATGACCACGCGGGGGATCTGATGCTTTACCACCAGCTCTCGGATCTGGTGTACCTGGCCGCCAATGATCTGATCCTTTGGGCCGAACTCCGCGATTTCCCCGGTCAGGCCCACGGCCAGGTGCCAATAGAGCTGCCCGCGCGCGTCGGTGAGCATGAGCGAGAAGGCCGATGCATCCGACTTGATCTTGCCCAGGGAGCAGTCCCAGTACGCTACGGCGCCGACGATCTGCGTCGAGCCAAGGTACATAGCTGCCGCGTCGTTGGCGTAACGCATGACCGGCTGCGCGTCGTAGGGAATGATGCGTTCAGGGTCCAAGCGAACCTCCGTGACGGGTTTCGAGTGGAGCTGATACTGCGAATCCCATTCGTTGATGGTGCGGGTTTTTTTGCGGCGCTTCTCCAGTTCCAGCAGGTCGAACCGATCCACCCAGGCTATGCCGGCGTAGCAGTCGATCAGCGTACCGGGCGGGGAAAAGAAGGCGATACCAGTCTTGGTGAGCTGGTAATCCTTGCCCAGCACCAGGGCGCGGGCATGCTTGCCGATTCCGGAGAACACGAATTCAGGAACGAACGGCACGTCGTAGGCAATGAGCCTGGCATCCTCGATTCGATGCTCGCGGGCGAACATGCGGATGGTCAGGCAGTCGGCTCCCAGGGCTTCCTGCTCGTCGTACAGGCTGTCATGGGTGTGCGGCGTGCCAACGAACAGCAGGCGTGCGCCGGGCACCATGATGTGGATCTGCTCGCCCAGGCGGTATCGCAGCTTCTCGCGCGCCTCGGGCGTGGCGATGTTCTTGGGCACCTCAACGTCATCGTTCTGGCACTCGTCGGCGCGCGAACTAGTGATGTTCGACATGATGCCGGAGGCCTGCATGGACGGGTTTCGTTCATCCACGGCGCCAGGTACCCACCAGAACGCGGTGTCACCCTTCATCTTGCGATGGGCATCCATGGTCAGCGGGTGCCGCATCAGGATCGCCTTGGTGTCCCGGCTGGTCTTGTAGGCCGTGGGGTCGGTGTCACCCTGGTGCAGGATTCGATAAGTCGGGTTCAGGTAGAACCGCCAGGCGTTGTACAGCGCCAGGATGGTGGACTTGCCGAACCCACGGAAACAGCGAAGCACCGCGTGGTCACCGCGATGCTCAAGCCAGTGGCAGGCCCGGATATGGATGTCCGGCACCTCCCACTTCATGCGCTTTGCCCATATAAGGAAGAACGCCAGAAACGATATGTACTTAGTGGACATGCACGCCCGCCTGTGCGCGCTCCAGCAGCGCCACGGCTTCGCGTTCAGCCTGAGCCTGCACCTTGTCTAAATCGTCCTCGGTGCTGTCCTTGGGCAGCGTCCCACCCTGAATGTGGCCGGTGATGCTGATCACCTTGACCAGCAGCGTCATGGTGGCGGCGGCGTTCTTCTTGCACCAATGCCGGTCACCTCGTTCATCGCGGGTCAATTGGTCCAGCATCTTTCCGGTGCCGGGCCAGTTTTCTGGGTTCGCCTCATCAAGCACTACGTCGGCCAGGCCTTCGGAGAGGGACTTCAATCGTTCAATCTGGTCTGGTCGCATCACTTCGCTCCTACTGCGGCGCCAAGGTTCGGGCCGCGATCTGGTGTCGAGTCGCCCGGTTCCCACCAGTACGACTGCTTGAATTCCTTGTGGGCCCGCTGTTTCATCCGGCGCAGGTAGCCCGGCGAGAAGTAATCCTGCAGTTGGTTGAAGATCAGGTGATCGGTAGCGGCCTTGGTGTACCAGAGGTTGGCCCCGGGTAAATGGCTCTTGGCCAGGCGCACCAGCTTGCCGCCGGTTTGGTTGACCTCGCCGTCGGCGGCGTTGTCTTTGAGCTTGAAGATCGATTCCAGGTCGCCAGCAATCGGCCCGCCAAGCGCCGCCAGCGGGGAGCTGCCGCCCTGCGATGTGTCGGAGAACAGGAAGTCGCCGTATAGCCCAATAGCACCGCCCTTGAGGAACGAGGCCAAGCCAAAGCGCAGGCCAGGCACACCCCACTTCTTGTCGTCGGTGATGTCCTTTGGATCGCGGCCGGCGGCAATCTCGCCCAACTGAATGGCCATGCCACCCAGCACAGTGGTGGATGCGACCAGGGCAGCCAGATACCCAGCCTTGCCCCAGCCTTCTTGGGCCATGCCGCGCGCGCCGTGACGCATCATCATGCCGATGGAGAAGCTCTTGAACTGCCAGAACGAGCGCGTCAACTCGCCCTTCCAGGTTCCACGCTCAATGCCGCCGTGCATCATGGCTTTCTCGCGGGAGCCCGGCTCAATGATTGCCATATTGGTTTCATCCAGCACGGTGCCAAGCAGCTTGGTAGCGGCCTGATCCTTGAGGCGCTGCGGGGTTGTTTTGAGCTGCTGCGCCATTGTCACCAGGTCAGCGTCGGGAATACGGTAGATGCTGTTCGCCGTCAGCACAGTGTCGCCCACACCACGCCAATCTTCGGGCTCAGCCATGCGCCAGACGGACCAGTCCGTGTCTGTGACGCCCTGGCCCGCCAGGCGCTTGGCATCCGCTGGGTCCATGGCCGCGAGGGAATCATGTCGACGGGTCATGTCGCCAATGGTGTCCAGCATGGTCGCGCCGAACGCGCGCTGGGAACCGGCGGTCAAGGCATTGAGCCCGGACGCCTGCATGATTTTGCTGGCGGCGGTCTGCGAAAACTTGGCGATACGCCCCGCCACCTGCTCATTGGTGCCCAGGCCATCAGCCCCGAACCGGTTCAGGCTGCCGATCAGTTGGTTCAGGCCCAGGCCAGCGCGCTGAGCAATACGGCGGTCTGCGGCACTGGCCGGGTTGAGCATGCGCAGTTCGTTGGCAAACACCTTCATCACCGGCATACCGTTCATGGATGCGGTGAGGCCCAGTGTTCCCTGGTCGGTGACCGACGTCAGAACAGCGGAGCCCAGGCGACTGGCGACGTTGAGCGCCCGATAGGTATCAAACCCATTGGCCAGGGCGGCAGACACCGGCGGTTCACGCGTGCCAGCGACCTCTTCAAACAGGTGCTCAATTTTGCGGCGCTGCTTGGCGGTTTTCACTGCGTCCGTTGGCCGGGCCATGTCGGTCGCTTTCTGCCCGGCGTCCATGAAATAGCGCATTTGGTTGCTCGGGTTTGGCCCAAGGGTTTCAACCAGGGCGATGTCCCGCGATGCGCGATCGATATGGCCAATCAACAATTCCAGCAGGTTGCGGTCGCCGTAGGCCTTCTGGGCCGCGATGAAGCTCTCTGCGTCCTTGTAGTGGATCTGGCGGGACTCACTGCCACGGTTGGCGCGCATGCCGTTGCCGGCGGCCTGGCCTGGCTCCAGCTTGTTCGTTCCGCCGGTGGCCAGGGTGACCCACGCGTGATTGAGGAAGTCGGTCAACTCCGTGTCATTCATCGGCGTGCCGTCTTCCTTGAGGTACTTGCCACGGTTCGCCCATTGCACGTGATCTGCGACCCACTTGGCCTGATCCTTGGCCACCTTCACCTGGGAGTGATCGCGCGGCATGGACCAGTCATCCAAGAACCCGACGTCACCACCGGCGCGATTGAATCGCTGGCGCAACTGTTCGGCCGTGTCCTTGAACTGCTTGGCGGCGGTCTTGGCCACGGCGCTGCCTGAGTCTTCACCGTGCAGCTCGCGCACCAGGGCCAGGTTTCCGGTTTCATCCTGGAACAGGCCCATGAACTTACCCTTGGTCTGGTCGATCACGTCCAGCATGCGGCTGATGGAGTCGTCGCGGATCGCCCGGGTGGATGACTCAATCGACAGAATCCCGCTCTTGCCGTCACTGGAGAACGCCAGCATCCGGTCGAGCCCTTCAAGCGGATGCTCCGGGAAGCGCTTCATGTAGCTGTCGATGCGGTCGTGGGCCAGGATGGTCAGCGCCACGCGCTTTTTCTTGAGGTCGGCTTCGGCCACCAGATCCTTGGCGGACTTGGCGGCGGCTTCATTCAGTCGGTCGGCAGCGGTCTTGGATTGCCAGTCGGGATCGGTCTGCGCCAGTTGCTTCATGTTGCGGCGCACGCGGTCCTCGATCCCTTTGATTTCCGGCTGGTTGAGGGTTCGGCCGATAGCCTGGGTAACGGCCTTGATGCATTCGGGGCGCATGGGCTTGCTCCTGGTTGAATGGGAGCAAGCCTATGGTTCGGTGGCAGACGGTTTCCCGACTATTTAGAGACCGCGCTGCAGGAAGCAAGCGGCGGCGGCGGCAAAGCCCTTGGCGTCCTGGGTGGCCCGGGCGATATCAGCGTCAGCGCTGGCCAGCAGTTCGCGCGCCGACACGGTGATGGGGTTGCCGTCGGCATCCATGGCGCCGGTAGCAATGCGCATATCCTCGACGCGGGCCAGGATCTCGTCGGCGACCTGTACCACCGGATCAGCAGTTCCAGACTCGCCGGCTGGCTTGGCGGCGTCACTTTCAACTGTGGCATTTTTTGCCATAGTTGGTTTACCACCTGGTGGTGATTCCACCTTGGGCGCGGCTGCATCGGTCTTGGGTATCGCTTTCGGTTCTGGAATATCCAGCGCCTTGGGCTGCAGCGTCGGGTCGGCACGCTCAATATCGTCAAGGATGCGGGTGATTTCCTGGCGGGCGATCTGCGCCATGGTCAACTTGGTGTTGGCCTCGGCCACGCCGGATGCCAATGGCTTTTTGTCAAACCCCTTCACGATGGTGTCGGCGCGCTGGGCAATGCGGTCTTGGAAACGCTGCGGGACTTCGCCACGGTCCAGGGTGTTCAGGTCAGCACGGGCTTGCTCGGCGCTGCGGTTACCGCCCAAGGCTTCGTTCAGCGAGGACTGACGGTCGGATAGGTCAAGGCGTTCTGCCTCGATGGCCTGGCGCGCTGATTGTTCTGCCTGCTTACGGCCCTGGCCCTGCTGCTGGAACTCTTTGGCCCGCGCCTTGAACGAGTCGTCCAGTGCGGCCAGGCTCTGCGCGACGGTCGACAGTTCGGCCTTCACGTCCTTCACGTTGGGCAAGATGCCGGCGGCTTCCTGCTCCAGCTCGACGCGCAGCTTTGGCTCCAGGTCCTGACGGGCAGTGGCCAGGGCAACGTCCTTGCTCGGTGCCATCTTGGGGGATGAGTCAGTTTCGCGCAGGAACTGGGCCGAGTGGATGCTATCTGGCAGCACTACAGGCTCGCCGCGCTGCAACTGATCGATGACGGTACGGACCGCATCTTGGTGGGCCATGGCTGACTTTGGATCGATGGGCGCCCCGGGTGCGGTTTCCACATCGGCATGCTGGTTGGTGCGCTCAGTCAATGCCGCGTCGACCTGGGCGGATGTTGGGCGGCGGAAGTTAGCACGCCCGATGCCGAAGAACGCCAGCCCCATGATGGCGTCTGTTGCGAGCGCTGTGCCGTCCATGACTTTGTACTGGGCTGCCTGGCTGTGATAGCCATTGCTCTCCAGCAGCGAAGCGGTGGCGCCACGCCCAGCCATTCCCAGGCCAACGTTGGCGCCCACAGCGATTGAGACGTCACCAAGCAATGGCTTGACGAACTTCGCCGCCGGCAACACGGCGCCAATGCCCATGGTTGCGGCATCGATCAAGCCCTTTTGCGTGGCGGTGGATTCGTCCAGACCTTCAGCCATGCCTACCTGCTTTCTGGAGAACCCAGCAGGTGCGCCGGCAGCCACGGCAGCACCAGCAGGACCGGCAGCGATTGCGCCAATGACGGTACGCGGGAGAACTGCCGACGCCTCGCCGAGGATCTGGCCGACCATGCCAACCTCAGACGGATCAGGCCGCAAGCCCATCACAGACTTAGCGGTAGCCTCGCCGATGTCGCGGGCCTGGGCTTCCCGGAACTGCTGCTGATCAGCAAGCTGGCCGTTATCCGGCGCGTATGAAGAGCCGATAGCCAGGTCTGATTCAACGGCCAGGCTGCCAAGCTGCAGCGCTGTGGATTGAACAGTGCGCCCGCCCTCGATGGCGCCGCGCAGCAGGTTCGGCCCAATGGTACTGAGCGCGCCGGTAAACACGCCCGGGGCCAGCTTATCGGCCGTGCGGCCAAGTCGTTGATCCTGGCTGCGCGCCTCGTTGTCCTCGACCATCCCGTCTAGCCAGCTCATTTGACGATCACCATGATGGGTTGTTGGGTATCCGGATCGATCTGTACCCGGCCGGCGTTCAACAGGTAATAGGA